TGGGCCAACTGTGGTGTATGTGCCAGATGTGCGGAGCAAGGTGTCCAGCAACAACTGCTTACCAACGGCTACGACCAAGTTAGGAAACTCTTCGTTCCACTTGAGGTTGCCCTGTGCGTCACGGCACTCTACGTGGTAGTGACCTTCAATGCCCATGCCTTCTGGTATAGAGGCATTTGCCTGTAATGTGGCTACGGCGTTATCGCCAAAACCGGATTGTTCTTTGTGCATATATGCTCCTATAAGATGCGAATGATAGACGTTTCTGGGTTATTGGCAGGAAATTGAATCTTGAAATCTTGAGTCAAAGTTGTTTGATCTATTCCAAAATTAAGCACCCCCACTGACTTGTTGCTCTTAGTGAAATTATAGATAAGAGCCCCTCTTACAGCAAAGGTGGTTGCGTACCAGATTGGGTCCGCAAAAGAGGCATATCCGGTGTCGTTGCCAACACCCACAGTAGGCACTAAAAGCACTTGACCGCCTGCTGTATATCCTGCACTAGTTACTTCCCCAGTCGTCGTATAGACAGTTGTGTTGCTGTCCAAGGTGGCGGTGGAGTCGTACAGAGCAATCTTGAATACATCATTCAAAAAGTCATGCACCCCCAAGAGCACTTGCTGCTTAAAGGATGCGGTAAGTCCTGCTACAAACATCTAGTTACCTCGCAGGAATTTTAATTTGGCCATCACGATAAGAATCGCCACGCTGTTTGCCTTCGCCCAAGTTCTGGAGCAATGCAAGGGATTCTTTGTATTTGGCGTCATACAACGCCATCATGTCTTGCTCCCCCTTCATGAACGTATACGCCTCAACCAGTGAGCCGTACAGTAAGGAAGAAGAGAAGTTTTCGCTTATCCATGTCGTACCGGCAGTAACAATCGATACAGGATAGTAGTAGTAATGCAGCTCTGCTTTGTAGCTCATGTCAGGCGTAGGACCTAAGATGAACGACAACTCGTTTACGTTGTTGTAAACGGGGCCAAAGATTGCATAGTATTTTGGTTTGGCGGTAGCCGTTGGAGAAGGATAGACCTCACGTATGAAGTTCACGTCCTTACTAAGCAAATACAAGTAATCGCCTTGGAAAGTAAGCGCTCCAGATACTGTTCCGCTGTTGGCCACTGAAAGGGTAACTGTAGTCCCCTCTATCAGATACACAATCGCTCCTGTTCCAATTCCCGTGCCGTACACAGCCTGACCTATTTCAAGGTTTGTTGCACTGCTGACAGTAATCGTAAAAGCGCCTGACGTGCCAGTAGCAGTAGGGGTCGCATAGCTGTATATGGCCAATGAGTAGGTGGACAAGTAGTCATCTGGGGCAGACAAGTACTTATTGCCAGAAGTCAAGTCTCCCGTCACGTTCTTGCGTAAATTGGCAAGTTGGACTGAGTTATAAATTCTCTGTTCTGCTTGGTCCACAAAAGTGGCAAGCTCCGTCGCCGAGAAAACGTTCTCGGTATAGGATTGAATAGCAGCGGTGAGTTCAGCGTAGGTCATGTTATCAGCGTGGTCACTTGTGCTAACAGCCCCGTGGCTGTCAGTTGTTTGGATGGCGGCATAGGCATCATACCTATGCTTGCAAAAGAAGTGTCAGAAGTTTCACCAACAAACACCGTTACAGCCATCCTAGCCTCCGGTCTTGGTTGATATAACGCCTGTGGCTCAGTGATATTTCGCTTTGGCTCCAACTGGGGATGCTTTGGCTCATAGCACTCTGGGCAGACCTTAAATCCCTTCCAATCCTTGATAAGCGTCAGCAGTTTGTAGCGCTGGCCACATTGGTCACAAAGCGCTATCGCAAACTTGCCAGATGCGTATCCTGCGCCCATAGTTACATCTGCGAGTAAGTTGGGACCAAGAAGACGCTGGCTGTGTCCCTATCTTCAGTGGCTGCACGGGCAAATTCTTCCTCGTACAACTGCTTAAGCAGCACTACGCGATCGGGGGCTTTTTTAACAGACAAATGAAACGCTAATCCTGCCGTCAACGCGGGCAAGAACCGGAATACAACGTCCGCTGTATTGGTGTATGCGCCTGCATTTTCAATACGACGAATGGCGTAGTAGACAAAGGTCCACGTCTGTGTCGAGTCAGGAGCAGGGTACAGATACACCGTGGTAGGCACAGAACGCTGTACATAGTACTGCGCAGGGCGTGACTGGGTGTTCTTATTTGGGATATGCAACCATTCAGCGCGGCTGATACGATCAATTGTGATGTCTTGCTGGGTGGCAAGACCTGCATTCGTACGAATCACCGCAGACAAGGCATTGATTGTGTCCGAGGGGAGGGTGTACTCGTACACCCCAGCAGTCAAAACCTGCTGGCGCTGCACAATTGTCCACAGGTTTAAGCCGCGGTTTCCCCACTCAGCAAACATCAAATTCAGCGATCTAATCGCTGTTTTCATGTCGTAGCCATCACGAACTTCAATGCCGCAGCGCTCATACGCTTCGGCGATCATGTCGTCGAATTGCAGATCGAAGTTGGATACGCCCGAGGTGCTCATGGTTTAGTAGATTTTTGCAGTACGTGAACGAGCAGCACCTACGCCGCGCACCTGAACGGTGTCCCCGTGGACAGATTTTTTAACAGGAACGCTCAATGTGCGACCCTGAGAAGTGCTGCCTACGCCGCTGACCATACCGCCAGTGGCAAAGCCTTTTTTGGCAATACCAGCGCCTTTTTTGGCCATTCCGCCCGTTGAGTAACAATTTTTCATAGCGTCACCGCCTTTCCTAAATTTTTTGCCTTTACTGGCCTTACTGAAATCTTTGCCCACAGACTGTGGAATCCCTACCTTCTTTGCAAATGCAGAGTTGTGTGCCACTGCATCCATCAACTTTTTCTGCTTTGCTGACTTAGCTGGCATCAGGCCCTCGCTTGAATAAGCTGGTCAATTTTTGCTTCAAGCTTGTTAAAGCGTTGGTCAATGTGGTCAGTAATTCTTTGCACTTCTGCGTTAGTTGCGTAATCACGTGCGATCTCCTCGCGTGTTCGGTTGAGCAGGATTTCAACCCGCTTTAACTCGTCCGATTTGTCTTTCCATACCCACATGAGTACAGCAGAAAGAGCGGATAAGAGTGAATTCCATATAACCATTTCCATCAGCATTTCCATGCCCGCAGGCTTTTGTTAATCCTAGAGTTCGGGTCTTTCGCTGTTTTTGCGGATGTCAATTTTTTCTTCAGGCCTGACATTCTGGCGCAAAATGAGTCTTTCCTTGATCCGCCTTCTGGTTGCGGCGGTTTCAAGTTCATCCCTTCTTTTTTCGCAGAGGCTCGCCCCTTGGCGTTTAATCCGCCCTTGGGGTTCTTGCCTTCCTTGCGTTGCCATGCAGGACTCTTCATTTTTTGCTCTTAGGTTTCTTTGCTGTTTTAGCAGACTGGATAAAGGCGTTAGCAGTTGGGGCACCTTTGCTTCCAACTTTACGCATTTTTTCTCCAGAACCAGCGGCGATACGCTTTTTCTTTGCATTAATATTTGCATAGAGACCCGGTTTCATGGACCTCTCCTTAGTACATCTTGCACTGCTTATTGCGTGCCATGCCTACGCCACGTGGAGCCACAGAGCCTGATGGGGCTTGATAGTTCTTACGTGGGGTCTGCTTTGGACCGCCTTTAGACATATCTTGACGTTGTGCACCGGGCTGGCGCTCGCCTTGATAGTTTGGATCTTCCATTTTTGTTGCACGTCCCATTTTTAGCTCCTTAGCCGTAAAAGAATGTGACAGAAGTCACGTTTGTGAGGGTGAGATAGGGGTCTGCTTCAAAACGTACGCCATCATTTGGGATGATGACATACATATTGCCTGTGGCAGAACTTACAGGAGTATCAAACTTAAGAAGTTCTGTACCGCCTGAGCCACCATCTTTAAAAGATACTGAACCAGCGGACGCCCCTAGTAGGGCATATACCCCTTTGATACGAGCACGGGGTAGACCAATACCGGTTGCACCGGTACTAGTCATCGTTTTTGCTTTTACGTCAAATTGAAAGCCCATGATGAGCTCCTATTAAGCCGTACGGGTAAATACGTAGGCGGTTGCGCTAGAGAACATGATTGTGAAACGACCAATACCGGTTGCACCAGCAGCGATAGTCAAGTCACCAAAACTTCCTGCTGTATCAGCAGCAGCAGTAGACAAAATGCCGTTGGTAGCTACAGCAATCGTCACTGTTGATGCGCCAGCAGTGTTGTCAACATACAAGTCCAACACAGTGCCTTGCGTTGCGCCAATAGCCGCGCCAAGCAATGTGCCTGTGGGCAAAGTGATGGTTGTGGGAGATGCTGAAGTAGAAGTAATGTAGCCAGTTGCAACTTGTGCTGCAGTAGCTACGGCCGTTGCGTTGATCGCGGCTTTTGAAGGGTGATTTTGGTCAGTAAAAACCAAATTTGTAGTGGTTAAATCGGTAACACTGGTAGTAGCGCCAAAGGTGCCGGTAACAGTGACTGCGCCAGTAGTAGCGCTCTGAGTAATTGACTGGAAGCCGTTCTGGGAACGAACTGGTCCGTTAAATGTGGTATTTGCCATTTTTGGTCCTTACATGCAAGTTGTAGCGCATCTATCTGCATGTCGTCTAGCCCGGAAACTAGTTAGATGCGCCGGAAAATCCGGAATGCCTTGAATATACACCATCTACAAAAAAAGAAAAGGGGTCCGAAGACCCCTTTTTTGTTTTCCGTTTGCTTACGCGCCGGGAGAACCGTAGATACCACGTGGGTCAGACCAGCCGAAGCTGTAACGCTCACGGGCCTTGTAGCGGACGTTACCAGTGTCAAAGTCGCCTTCGAAGGCAGTCTTGATTGGTGAACGCTCGAACATCTTGAGGCCGTTAGGCGCATCAGTGATCAAGAACCATGCGTTGGTGTCTGTCAAGAAGTGGTTGACAGCGTAACCTTCGGGAACCAAGCCCATAGACTTGATCGCGTTGATGTCGTTGTCTGCACTAGAAGTGCGCAGAGTAGACTTCATCAGGCGCTCAGCCGTGAACTGGAGTTCCTTAGGAACGATCATCTTACGCACAGTCAAAGCTACGCGCAAGCCACGCTCGTCAGTGAACGCTGCTACGTCGATGATGCCTTGCTCGAGAGAAGTCTCGTTCAAGTCAGCAGGAACAGCAGGAGTGTTACTGAAGTTAGGGCCCAAAGCGGTTGGGTGAGCTGTAGAACACAGAGCAACACCGTCGCCACCTGCATAAGCACCGCCAGTAAAGGCGTTGTTCAATACAGAAGCGCCCTTGACTTGCTTGGTGTTAGCCATTGAACGAGCCAAAGCCTTGGTGTAACGGCCTGACAGACGGTCGTAGAGGTTGTCCTCAACGGCTTCTTCTGTCAATGCGAACGCCATAGCGATGGTTTCGTGTGTGTAGCGAGCTGTGAACGATTCGATAGCGTTGTCATATTGCAAGCCAGCACCCTCAGTTTTCACTGGAGCAGTGCCGAAGCCTGTCAACATAACTTCTTCTTCGAATGCACGGTCAGAAGTCTCAATTGCAAAGATTTCTTCGTGCTCGTTTTCGTAGCGCTTGTACTCCAAACCGAACAAAGCGTTCAGGCCGGGCTCTAGTTCTTTAACTAGTTGGGAACGTGTAATAGCCATGATTATGCTCCGTCAGATGCAACACCGACGCTACCGTATTGGTGTTGGTTAAGTTTCACAACTACGACAGCGTAGTTACCAAATGCATTCTCAGGAGATGTGTCGATACCGACAATCTTGAAAGTTAATGCGGCGGTTTTGTCAATAGTGGCAGAGTCCAAAGACCCATTTGACACACCAGACGTTGTGCTACCAGTAGTGGAAGCAGTTGGGTCAGCGTTCTTACCGATGTTAGCTGCAACGACAGAGCCGCCCGCTTGAATCAAGAACAATTGACTTGGATCATCCAACACTTCACAAATAATGATGCCGTTCTCGGTTGTGATACTACCGGGGTAGTAGTTCTTCCAAGTTGGCTTATTTGCACGGGTTGGGTCGTTGTACTGAACACCGTTGAAGACGCCTGTTGGGGCGGCATGCGTAGATGCGTTGTACTTAATGATGTAACCATCATATACGACGACTAGGTCGCCTTGATAGATGGCTCCGGCCTGACCGTTAGCAATCGAGTAGCCATACTGCTTTTGAGCACCAGTGGCTGACAAGTTACCAACAGGACGCAGACCAAAAGGCTTATTTACGTTTGCCATTTGTAGCTCCTACAAGTTGTGGTTATCAACCTTGCGGTTGACGGAATGTTGTGCGCGAGCTCCGCTCTGGGGATTGGATTCGCATCGAAGAGTGTGCGTTTTCACGCATTAACTCGTTGTCCACAGCAGTCAACTGATCCTGAGCCTTCTTACGGAAATATTCAGAACGCTCTTTTATGGTTTCCTTGGGGATTCTTGCAAGCAAGAGACCACCAACAGAAATCACACCAGCGTGCTTTCCGTCCTCTACTGTAGGAAGCATGTCCTGATATTCTTCAGCTACTTCCTCTAAGCGAACGAGTTCATAACCTTCGCGCAACTTAGAGTAGACGTTTTGTTTGTCAGAGTGGCCGTTGACTTCTGCACGAATCCAACGGTGCTCATAACCTTCAGGGGCAGGAGGCGCGTCAAGACGTGAAGGGGGTGCCCATGGCTTGCGTCGCTCTTCTTTAACACGACCAGTCGTGTTGCGGGATGCGCGATCGATAGTAAGTTCTTTGCTCATGTTTTACTCCTTTACGTACTTGGCATATTCCTCGAGAGGAACGCCCAGTTTTTTTGCAATAGCAACCTGACTCGGCGATAACCGGACAGTTCTGCGCGCACTATTTATTCCCGAACTACGGGTTGCAGGGGCAACAGCAGGCGCGGAACGCTGTTGTCTGGGTTGTTCAGCAAAGTGCTTCGGAAATTCATCACGAAGTCTTTGGTCGAGCTGAGTATAGTACTCATCTGAATCGGGTTCAATACCCTCTTCCTCAATTAATGTCTGATGGATGCCCCAAGCACCATACGTCAACATACGATTCTGGCCATACCAAGCATTCTTGGACGCCCACTCTTCAGCCTTGGGACTTGGACGCGCTTGTTGCGGTTGCGGTGCCTGTTGCTGTTGTTGTGGGGCCTGATACTGTGGCTCAGGGGTATATTGCTGTTGGACTTGCTGCTGGTTGTTTTGCGGCTGATCCTGCAACCACCCAGCGACTTGACGTTGCTCATGGACTAAAGCAGCCAAGCGTTCTTGGGCTTCTGTCTCAGTATCAATGTCATTCTCCTCACGTGCCTTCTTGATGATCTGGCGCAGAGAAGTTTGCTGGGAATCCAAACGTGCCTTGGCTTCGTTCAGGCGACTGAAGTCGGTCTGGACAAGCTTTTGCTGCAGTGTTTGGGTTTGGTTTTGCAAGCCTTTTGCGTATTCCAAGGCCGCTTGTTCACGGCGCTCGGCTTCGCGCATGCGGGCCGTTAGCTTAGAGATGCGTTTTTGTACCGCATCATTAACAGACTCGAGCTCTGACCTATTGGCCTGCTCGGGCTGTTGTTCTTGGGTTTCGACTTGGGGCTGTTGCCCTTCTTTGTCGTCAACCTCGTTTTGGACAGAGACGTCAGTGGCCTTTTCATCGGCCCCTAAGTCAAACTCCAACTGATCGTCGTTCATTAGTGTTGCCATTGCTTACCTCATATATGCAGAATGTCTTCTGGGTCCTTGATCGTCGCCAAGATTTCGTCATCGTTTAGGATGCGAATCTCACCGCCGTCGATGGCCATCCGCGCACCCGCGTAACGACCAAAGATGATCCAATCGCCCTCTTTGCACCACGCACCGGTGGGGAACTTCGCTTCGTCCTTATAGGCAAGCGGACCAACGGACAACACATACGCGCACGTAGTGGTCAATTGTTGGCGTTCTAGGGTCTGATCGGCTAATTCAATACCGCCTTTGGTCTTTCGAGCACCTCGGTACGGTAGGACAATCACGCGCCAGCCGGTGGCTTGAGGCAAGTGCTCTCGAATGTTCGAGACTTGCTCATCGTGATCTTTACGAGCTTCTGCTACAGCAAAGGCATCTGCTGTGGCCTGTGCGACGGCTGCGGCGGCTTTTTCAGCCTCCTCAATCGCCCATTTCTCTTCTAGTGCAGTCATTTCAGTCATCTAAGGTCCTCTTGTAGGTCTGGGTTTTTGCGCAACAAACCATTTACGGCTTCTTTCACAAATCTGTAGCCCTCAAGACGGCCCATCAAAAACTTGTACTGCTCCATATCTTTTACCTTACCCGCAGTGACGATGTCCTGCGTCTCGCGCTCTAGGTCGCGAATGGATCGGTGCAGATTCTCAACAAACTCAAGCATGGATCACTCCAATGAAGCAGACAGATGGGGCCCTGTCTGTAGGCAATGCGTGCATTATGCACGTGTTTTACGCAATTTTCACTTTCTTGAACGCATCTTTTCTATAAACGTACTTCACGTCAGGCTGTAGGCTGGGCGCTTTGCTGCGCTTGGGTTGCCCGGTCAGCATTTTGCTGTTCGATTTGGCTGGCGTGTTGGATTGCGTTTTGGGCGATTTGCGAGGCATGTTGCGCTCCTTGTTGATTCATTTTCTTGTGCTCTGTGCCGTGCTGGGCAGCGAGCTTTTCGTAGTCGAGTTGCAGTCTGGCCGAAGCCTCTTGTTGGTCTGCGGCCTCTTGTTGTTGATCGAGTTGCAACTTGGCAGTATCGATTTGATTGCGTTGCTGATCGCGTTGAGCGTTTTGTTGCAGCTCTTGCTTCTTCAGCCCCACCAGTGGGTCCTCTTGGTTGCCCATCATTTGATTTTGCTGTTGCTTGACTTCTTGGAAGTACTGAGCAGTCTTCACAGCAACCATAGCTTCGCGCTGTAGTGCAGAAATCATGCGATCTGGGTCGGTGCCGTACTGCTTGAACAACTCGGCTTCCACATCCTCTTCTGCTTTGAGTTTGATGTGCTCGAAGACGTGCTTTTGCAAGTTGACAGCAACGTTTGGCATAGATTGGACCAAAGGCGACATTCCCATCATCAAGTGAGCCATGATGTGTGCATCGTGCTGTTGGCCAGCAAACGCTTTGAGCGCCACACCGTCCAGAACCTGTGCGTTCTCGCTTGCAGGGTCCTTTGGTTTGTCTACGTTGGTGCTGTTGAGCAAATCATCGATGTCACGCACACCAATCGCTTCATACATGCGGCGATAGGCCTCATACATGTTGTGCATCTGAGGAGCGCTTTGCGCCAACTGCAACTGTGTTTGCGCCATAGTGATGCGCTGGGCCACAGAGAAGATGTTGGGGTCAGAAACAGGCAGAACATCGACGCGTTTGTCAAAGTCCTTCTTCTTAATAAAGCGGCTCTCGCCGGGGACGTCATACGGATACTGGTCAGGCAAGAACTCGCCAAAACCTTTGGCTAAAAGTTGGAATTCCAACTTCTGGCTGTAGTGCATGCGCTTGTGGATAGAAGACATGACCGCGCTGCCCTTCTCAAGCAGTGCAATCGTCGTTCCAACAGCAGCGTTTTGGTTGCTGTCGCCCACTTGCATGTCAGTGATGCTGGCCAAGCGTCTGCCAGAGTCCACACAGGCACCCATAAGCGCAAACAGCGTCTGGCTTGGCTCTTTGTATGGCAAAGGCAGGATAGAAGCCTGTAGATCGGCTCCGCCCACGTCAATATCGCGCCATTCACCGGGTGAGAGTGGCACGTCATCGTTCATGATGCGCGCGCCCTTGGCTTTGAAGCCTGCAGGTAGGTTAGACAGCGTTCCAGAGTCAATCAACTGCTGTAGGGCAGAGGTAGATGTCTTTGTCAGGCCACCAACAAGGTGCAAGAAGCCTAAACCATAGGCACCGGGGCCTTGTACGAGCAAGTAGTGGATGTAGTACTGCTTGCGACGATACAACTCATCGCCTTCAGACCAGTTACGGCGCACACCGACCACGTCATTGGTGGTTTCATCGACTGTGACGATGTAGGGCAGAGCAATTCCTGTCTCTTTACCCTTTTCATCCTTGTGCTCAAAGCCTGCCAAGTCCAAATCAACTTGGAACTCCAACAAAGTCATCTCTTCTTCTGTTGAATTGGGCTGAACGCCCACTGTGCGGTCTACTTCCTTCTTGATAATGCTCTGTCCGGCTTCACCAGAGGTGGTTGGCAGGGCGGTATCGAGATATTGGCCACGGACTACCGCTTTTTGGTAGTCATTGGTGGACATATAGACGCGGTGAGTGATACGTGAGCACTCACTCATCACAGAAGAGCCGTTATACGGGATGTAGAGGTCATCAGGCAGCACTAATTGGCTGACCATGCGGCCTTTATTCTCGTCGTAGTAGATTTTCTTGAATGCAGAACCGCCGTAGCCGACGTAAAACAGCATCTGATCGAAGTCAGGGGTGTACTCTTCCATCACCGTAGTGATTTGGTAGTTCATAAAGTTGCGAACGCGCTCTGCTTGCGCTAATTTTTCGCGTGTTTCCTTGCCCAAGACCTGTGTGCGCACTGGTCCTTCGGCTGGCATCAATTCTTTGAGTGCTGTGGACTGAAATTGAACGATAGATTCGGTCAAAAGTGGGTGAGATACGCCGCAAGCGCCCTTAAATGGCTTGGTGCGCTCCTCAAAAGTGAAGCCTAAGAGCTTCAAGCCCTTGCCATACTGCTCTTCCCACTCTTTTCTTGACGATTTATCAGCATCAAACAGCGACATCAGGTCGCCGGACATGGTTTGCAGGACTGATGGGTCGATAACTTCAGCAAGATTGCTATCAAACGGGACTTTGTCGTCCTCTTTTTCGCCTATTTCAACGGTTGCACCGCCTTCATCATCGATTTCTACCTCGATATCAGGCATTTGAGCGTCTGTTTCCAGTTCTACGCTCAGTGCTGCGCCCTCAGGCAAGTCATTGTTTCGTTCGATAGCCATGTGTGTTCCTTAAATATATCGGGCAGTGTTAGGCTGGCGCTCTACCATACCACCAGTGGCACGCGGTAGGATCTTTGTTTCTTTGACTGCTTTATCCAAGAGTGTATCTATTTCGTCGGTAGGTACATACAAAGAGCCACCGTTGAGTCTTTTTACGGTGTCTAAGAACTCAGGGTTTCTAGCAAAAGTGACTTTGTCCGCTGGCCAAGAGGCCACGGATGCTAGATCACGCATGTCGATGCCTGATAGGTTAGCAACATTGTCCCAGTTTTTGCTTCTGACAAAGTCTTGGATTTCTTTTAGGTACGGTTTGCTCTTGGCGGTCTCTGCAATATTAGACACATTATCAAATGCTTTGATTTCAGAAATTGTTTGACTGTCTTGGTTTCTAGCCCATCCCAAATATTCAGGGGACTGTGACACCATGGCAAAGCTAAGGTCCCCATTGGGGTTTTGATAAGTCTTAACAAGTTCCGAATACTCAACATCATCCATTTGATTAATAAAGTCATCTACGGTTGCCGGATTAGTTTTTACCGTTAATTGAGCGCGTGGCATACTTTTTTCATCAAACAAAATACTCGAACGCTGGAT